TCCTTGACGACATCCGACAGGCGCTCCCCGTTGGTGCCAGCCCATTCCGCTGCCTGGGCGTAGGCGTGCCACTGCTGCGCGGCAATGCCTACGTTTCGCCCAAGGTTGGCCGTCCGGTCAATGCTGTCATAAGCCGCTTTGATACCGGCCAGAGCAGCGCCTGAGCCCAAGGCGATCAGGGCACTGCGCAGTGAGAACACCTCAGTGACCAGCGTTTTCATACCGCCAGCCACCACCTTGCCGGTGGTGACGACATGCCCGCCAAAGGTGGTGAAGTCTTTGCGGGAGCGGGCCAGTTCCTCCCTGAACTGGGCCGCATTCAGGCCAAGCGTAGTGACCAGGCTGCGCAATACGGCCATAGGTTATCCTCTGATGTGGTTAAAGCAGGACGGCTCTCAGCGACAGCTGAGACTCTTCCGGGGTGATTTTTTCTGGATCAGGGAGGGGAGGATGCAGGCGCTCATATTCGAGCGAGTAATGGGCCAGCCAGGTGGTCAATTCCGAAACGGGCAGCGCCTCGATTTCGGTAATCGTCTTATGCAGATCGATCGCTAACCTGATCACCAGTTGCTTGGTCTGGCTGACCCTTATCGTTTTTTTCAGCGGCCAATGCCCGCTCGTCCATCCTATTGAGGCGCTTAGCTATCGGCACCAGTCGGTCAAGCACCGACATGGGAAGGCTTTCCATCAGGGCTGGCACCTGCTCTTGGGTAGCGATCTGGTTGCCATCTTCATCCACCATGCAGCCGACCAGCAGAGACATCATCCATTGGTATGGGTCATCTGTCAGCGGCTGACCAGTTACCTGGTTGAAGTTGGCGGTCTGGAACTCCAGCAACTTGGCCACCGACATCTCGCGCACGATGATTTCGGCGTCTTCGCCCAGCTCAGGAACGGACACGTACTCATGATGAAACGACAACTTGTTGAGCAACAGAGCCGCTGTCACCGGTGTTTTTTTCTTTGCAGCCATTACGCACCTACCCCCACTTTGCCCCATTTGGTCTTGCCGTTCTGTTTGCACGGCACCACGAAATCAATGGACTTATCGCCCTGGGTTTCGTTGCGCAAGTACCCCAACAACACCACCTCGTATTCCGCCGTCACGTTGTCCGGCCAGATGTGTTGAATGATGACGATCTTGGTGGCCTGAGCCGCCGCAATAAACAGCTGCTGACCGGCATCGGTCGGGTAAGACATGCACTTGAATTCTTTCTCGGGGCCATCGTACATCCCAGCCATGGAGCGCTTGGCCGTGTCTTCCAGCGTGGTTTGATCCATCACTGGATTTTTCTCGCCGACTTGGCCAATGGCCAACATCCCAGGGAGGGGGGTGAAATCAGCATCGTCCTTGGTCTTGAATTTGGTTTGAGTACCTGCGGCCAGCACCCCATCTTGGGGCGTGTACTGATAGCGGGTTGCTGCGGTCATAACGCATTCCTTCTGTTTGTCGTTTGGATTTCGATGATGGATTGCTTGGTTGTCGTATCCAGCGAACTGGGTGAGTCTCGCGGCTCTGATACGGCAATGTATTGGAAATCGTCCGTCTGCTGACCATCCAGCTGGCGCACTCGCTCGCCGATGGCATCCCCCTCCAGGCGAGTGGCGGCCAATATCTCCAGCTGCCAGAAGTGCTGCTGGAGGCTCACCCCACCCTCAAGGGGGCGCAAGCCATCAGGAGAACTGACCAGGCTGTATGCGATGGCCGGGAGCGGCACCTCTTGCGGGATGTAGTCGGGATAAACAGGCACCTGGCTGGCGTCCTTTATCAGCTCGAAAATAGCGGAGCGCTTTATCATCTGATTGCCTTGTCGATAGCCGCGCCCAGGTGATCTTTCTGAACGTCCAGCACCTTCTCCACGTTCTCATCAAGACCGGGGCGCAAGAATGGGCCGGCAGGGATGCCGGGATGGATCAAGCTCTCTTGCCCTGGGCGACTGCGGCGCAGGTGCGCTCGCTTGTTAGCCTTGGCGGTGTCCTTGTGGCCCTTTAGGCTGGCACCACTGGCAAGGCTGTGCTCGCGGGTGCCATGCTCCAACCAGTACGCATAGACCGGGGCCTCCACGTATTTGCCAGCCGCCTGCTGCACCTTGTAGGACTTGAACACCCCGACAGAGGCAACCACATCGGCGAACACCGGGTTTCTTGGGATGGTGACGCGCAGCTTGATAGATTCACCCAACAGGCCGGTGTCGTGGTTCCACTTCTGCTCATAGAGGGAACGAGTACGGGCCAGCACCGGCTGGGCTGATTCTCGCATCACTTCGCGCAACACCTTTTTCTGGGTGACCAGATCGAGAGATGCCAGCTGCCGCTCCAGATCAGAAAACCCGTCCAGGTCGATGGTACTGATCATTGGTCAACCTCACAGAAGAGGATCAGCGTGCTGCGCTTGGCATCTGGCTGAACCAGTTTGACATTGACGGTGAGATCATCGCGCACCAGGAAAACCCTGTTGGCGGCGGTCACGCCGGAACGGTATCTCAGCTTGATGGTGTACTGCCCTGCAGCGACCTCTTTGCCAGCTCTCAACTGTTCACGGCCACCAATCATTCGGACATCCGCCCAGATAGGGCTCGACTCTTGCCACTGCCCCAGCGGCTGGCCAGCCGCATCTTGCCCTGACGCCTTGGTCAGGATGCGGATTTGATCTCGGTACTCACCAGCAGCCATAGAAACCTCCAATAAAAAACCCCGCCGAAGCGGGGTTTGTTTTGGTGACCGGTCAACTGTGGTGCCACCATATCCTAATCTTGTTGACTATCTGCCACGCCACACCGAGCAGCAGAACAGCCCCACCATATCCCAGACTTGAAAGTGTCCAGTCACTCCCCTTGGCATTGAGCCAAAGCGGTGTAAAAACTGTCATCGCCAAGCCCATGGCCATCAACAGATAAGCCCACAGCACCTGCTCTTTAAGCTGCTTGGACGTCTGCTGCGTGGTAGTCAGCCGGTCACCGGTGTCCACCACATCAGCCAACTGCATGACCGGCGACCCACAATGCGGGCAACTGGCCGCCTTGTCAGAAACCTTGCCATCGCATTCAGCGCAATCGATCAGAGCCATTATCCCTCCCATGTCAATCTCGGTAGGGTATATCCGAACAGGGCCACGATCCAGCCATCACGGGTCAGGCATAAGCTCAGGGAACAAGATCCGGTAAGGCCCCAGGGCGTGAGCATAGGCCATCGGCAACTCAGCCACGATAGTCCCTGTCACGATGGGCTCCCGGTATTCATAGAACTGGGCCGCCGACATCAGCACAGCCAGGCTAACCGCCGGATTACTGATACTGATCCCATAGGGGTCAGAACTTGGGATAGCTTCATTCTCGGCGTAGATGGTGCGGCCCATGTAGTTGGAGGCCGCCACCTCGGCGGCCCCCAGGTAGATAGCCAGCAGCTCGTCTTCATCCGTCATGCCCGCATCGAGGCGAAGCTGTTTTTTCAACAGCGAGATGTTGAGCAGTGCCATAGATTACGCCTTTTCAGTTTTCGCCTTTACCGGCTTTTCCTGTTTCTGTTCGGCCTCTGCGGCCTTGGCCTGCGCGGCGGCTTCATCTTCTGCCGCCTTGGATTGCGCCTCTGCCAGTGCAGCGGCCTCAGCCTGCTGCTGTTGCTCGCGGGCCTGATACTCGGCCAGCTGGCGTTTCAGTTCGGCCTCAGTGTCATAACGTGCGATCCCGAGCCGGACCAACTCATCCGCCTCTTCTTGGCTGTCAACGCTCAAAGAGTCGCCAACGTTGCCCCGCTTTTCACCAAACAGCGAGGTGAGCAAAATTACGTGCATGGGTTATCTCCATCCAGCCGGGAGCCTTGCCCCCGGCATGGATTATTAAGCTGCCTTGAGGGTCAGCGCCTTGACGGCTGCGGTATCTTCCAGCAGCGCATCGAAACGGTGGAACATCAGGAAGCCGACCAGACCAGCCTCGGCATATTTCTCATCCAGACGGCGCAGAGCCATCCCTTTGACGCGGCGGATCTGGAAGTAACTGAAATCACCATAGAGCACCGATTTCTTGCCAGCAGCCACATTAGGCATGCCCTGGTCGATCTGGTACTGGTCACCGTCAATGGTCGCCGGGGCGACACCGGCCACATCCGGCAGCCACAGCGGGCGACCGGTGCTGTCTTTAAGCTCCTTGAAGCCGAGCAGGGTGTTGTCGTTGAACACCCAGCGGGTGTTGCCTGCGCGATAGGCCGGATCCACCGAGTGCTTGAGCTTGAGCAGATCACCGTGGGTGATGGAACCCGCCACCGCAGAGGTCGCGCCACCGGTCAGCTGGTTGAGCAGACCATTGATGTTGTTGCCCTGGCCGTCACCATTCAGCAACTGCTTGGCCTCGCCACGACCGAGGCGAGAGCCGATTCGGCGGCCAATCATGCCTACGACATCCACACCAGAATCTTGCAGCAGCTCATCACTGATCTTGATGGTCTTGGATGTCATCTTCTTGGCACCGATCTGGATTTGACCAAAATCCATATCCTTATCGCCGCCCTCTTCTGTCTCGCCGATCATGACGCCTTCATCCAAGGTGCCGTCAGTGGTAACCCAAGTGATTGGGTTGCCGCCATCGGTCTCGAACACGGTAGAGATGTTGGCCACGCCGCCGAAGGCTTTCATAGCTTCTACAACACGGTTACGGAATTCGGAGGGCACAGTAAAGCCGCCCTTGGTGTCAACGTTGGTAGCCTGGGCGCGCATCTCCTTGAACAGCGCTCGCTCTTCGCTGGAGAGAGCCTGGTAGCCACCGCGCAGCATGCTTTCCAGCACCTTCATCTGGCGGGCTTCGGCAACACTGGTGTCAAGGTCAATGCCTGATCGGCGCTCAGGCTCGTTGTTGACCTTGTCTGAGTCCAGGTTGAGCAGTCGCTCTTCGCGGGCGATCTGGGCGTCCAGCTCGTCCAGCTCCTTGAGCGCGTCGCCCCACTGCTTGGTGGCGGCCTCATCCCAGCGCTTCTCGCTGTAGTCATCGTTCAGCTTGCGCATCTGACCGGCGATGGTGCTGCGCTTCTGCTTAAGTTCGTGCAATTTCATGGGCATATGCTCCGTTATGGCAATAAAAAACCCGCCGAAGCGGGTCAGGTTTTACAGCACCATCAGGCGCCGATCAGGTGTAAATGTCGTTCGCGCTGCTCGCGGGCCTCGTCTTCTTGGGTGCGAGTCTCTTTGTTCTTGAACTCCTGCATGGAACGAGAGGCAGCGGAGGCGTCAGGGTAGGCAGGGAAGGCCACCGGTCCCACATCGTAGAGGCGGGCGAACTTGGTGATCTCTCGCGTCAGTAACCCATCGTCATCGTAAAACCAACGTTCGCCATCGTGGGCCACCTTGAACTGGAATGAGCTAGCGTCGATGTCGCCGCGCTGCATCGGGGCCAGCACCAGATCTTGCACCGTCTGCGTGGCGGGAGCGTCAATCTCGTATTGCAACCCATCATCATCGACTGACAAGCGCAAGGTGCCGCTCTTGGTGCGCCCCAGCACAAAGTTGGGGTCATGGTTGAACAGACCGCGTACATCGTCCTGCATCACCCCATCAAAGGCGCCAGGCTTGATGATTTCGCGAAAGCCGCCGAGGTTTTCACTCAAGCGGTTAAACACCGCTGCGTGGCCGATAATCTTCGGGCCTTTCCCGTCAGCGCCGGGGTCAGCTCGCACTTCACAGCGAAAGAAGCGGCGTTCGCTATCATTCGGCATTGGTCACCTCATCATCTTGTTGTTTGTCTTTCTGCTGGCCGGCGGCATTGACTGAGATCAGGAACTCATCGAGCCCATCAACCCGGTTCATGTCCTCCAGCACACGGACCTCGTTGCGGTTCATCCATCCATCTGTGATGGCGTAGTGGTAGAACTCGGCCCGCTCTTTGGCGGTGCCGCGCAGCAGTCCGGCCAGGTTGAACTTGACGTAGTAACCGGCCCGCAGCTCTGCCTCGGTGAACACCTTGCGGTTGATCTCCTGCTCCCAGCGCACCACCCATGGCATCACGCTATGGCGGACGAAGTGGATCGCCTGCTCGCTGATGTTGGAGAAGGTGGCCTTGTCCAGGTCGTTGATCATGTGGCTTGGTACGTTGTAGATCCCAGCGATCTCGCTGCGGTTCATCTTCTGCGTTTCGAGAAACTGCGCCTCTTCCGGCGGGATGGTGATCGCCTTGTAATCCAGCTCACCGGTCAGCAAGGCCGTTCTGCCGCTCCCCCTTCCTATGCCCCCTGCTTGCCAAGCTTTTTTCAGGTTCTCTCGATGCGTCTTCCCTGGGTCTGCCCCCATATTCGGCGTCTTGTCGATCAGGATGCCGGACGGGCGCCCACCACCCCCAAAGAACTGGGAGCCATATTTCTTGGTGGCCAGCCCAAGGCCAATGGTCTCGGCGTGATAGCGAATAGGGCTGGCGCCCCACAACTTGTCGGCGCCAAAGCC